CGTGTGCTGCAGATGCGTGAGCCAGCCGATCATCTCCTGGCCGAGCAACCCGTAGGTCGCGCGGAGATCCGGCTTGCCGGTGCGGTCGGACTGGGCCTGGGATTGGCCCTTGCACCACTGAAGGCAGATGCGAGAGGCGACGGAGATGCTGTCGACGAAGACCGTGTCGTACTTGTCGAGCTGGCTGGCGGGACCGAAGGCCGCGCAGACCCGCGCGAAGTGCCCGGGCCCATAGGACTGGTCGTCCCGCATGGCCGGGTTGGCGCCGCCGATCCAGGCGGCGAGATCGCGGGCGACCTCCCAGTCGCGGATGCGGATCTCGTCGCCGGGCCAGCCCTGAACGGCCAACTCGCCCGCCTCGAGGTTCAGGAAAAGCGTTCGCTGCGGATCGAGGGTCAGCAGCTGCGTGGTCTTGCCGATGCCGGAGGTGCCCGTGAGCACCCCCTTGATGCCGCGCGCCTCGCGCAGGCGTTCGTCGGCCGTGATGATGCGGAGCGGCCCGCCGCCGAAGGGGGCGCTCACTTGCCGCCCTCCAGATCCCGCACAGCGGCCGAAATGGCGATGTCCGCGCCACAGGCGCCCTGGCGGCGCGCCATCTTCAACACGTCGCCAAGCGCACTCGTCAGCCGGTAGAGCTCGGACTGCTGCCGCGCCAGAGCGACAAGCGCGAACTCGATGTCGTCCACGGTGGCGCGCTCGATTGGCACCGCGCGGTTCGGCCTGTCAGACAGGGCCGGAACGTTGACCGTGTCGGGGATCGCCTCCATCCAGCTCGATTGGCGCAGGCGTTTCAGGGGGGAAGTCGTGAACATGGTGATGCTCCGTGTTTTCGTCGGTTGGTGTCCAGGGATCGTCGGGAAGACTGCTGCCGGGCCTGACGCCGCCCTGGAGCTTGCGGTCGGAGTGTTTCCCCGCGTGGGGGTGTTGCATTCCTCCGAGGGCCCGGCATGAAACTCGCGGACCGGGTCATCGCCGGTCCTGTTGTCACCTACCGGCGGGCCTCGGAGACTGTCGGGGCGGCGCCGAGATAGGACGCGAGATCAAGCGCCTCGGCCGCCTTCCGGATCGTGCCGAGCCGGGCGTAGACTGTGCTGCGATGGATCCCGAGGGCTTCGGCCGCTTCCGTCGGCGACATGTCGATCAGCGCCAGCGCGACATCCCTGCAGGTCGGTGTCAGACCGGCGAGAAGGCGCCGGACATCGCGAACCAGCCCGAACGCCTCGTCCGGTGCACGCGCCACCGCGGCGTGCGGCATCACGCTGTCAGGCAGGGTCTCCGCGAGCGGCAGCGCCTCTTCATCGCCGCGACCCTCAGACGGGGTGTCGAAGTCGACCCACGCCCGCTGGGCCCGCAGGCGTTCGGTCGGTGCGGCCAGCGTGGCGATGCGGTTCGCCAGAACGCGGTCTGCAAACGTGTCGTACTGACCGCGGGATGGGTCGAACCTGTCGTCGCGGCGATAGAGGTGCAGACGCAGGTCCTGTTTGATGTCCTCGGCGTCCATGCCGGGGACCGAGCCCGACCGCGCCAGCCGTTCGGCCCGGATGATGATGTTGCGGGAGACGCGCGAGCGCGCGTCGCAGATTGGGTGGAAACGCTCCATGAAGTTTCGCCTTCGTCCAGGTGGACGGGCACGCGGCCCGAGTGACCGGGACCGGCGAAAATTCGGGGAACGGGCTCTAAATCAGAGCGGAAGGCGCACAAAAAACCCCACGAAACCTTTTGATTTCATGTGGTTGGGCAGAGCGAAAAAAGTTCGGGAGGGTCAGTCGTCGGTGGCGAAATTTCGGTCGCGCTGGTCCCCGCTGCCCTGCCTCAGGGCGCTCGCATCAACAAGGAACTTGGCCTCGAAGCAGTCGTCGCGGACCGAGAACGGGTCCTCGTCGATCCCGAACTTCGCCTTCAGGGCGGCGGCCAGAAGTTGGCGCTGACGTTCGTAGCCGCGCTCGAACTGCGCGAGAATTCGGAGCAAGCCGCTCGCCGGTTGTCGCCCCTTTATGGTGCGGACCGGAAAGGCCCGCGGCAGGGCTCCGCCGAGGGCAGAGCAGGTGAGCAGAAGTCGCCACTGGCGGGTGGGCTTTCGGTTGCGTTCGTCGCGCATGCCGAGTTGATCCGGCTCGAAGCGCGCTGGCGGCTGTCCGCGAAAACTGACGTTCAGCACCGCTTCCTCTCGGAAGGTGAATCGCAGATCCCCCCAGCGGGCCCCCACTGGCAGGACCATGACGGGGCCCGTTGCAGCGTCGCGCGGACCGGCCAGTTGGGCGATCTCGGGTGCGAACAACTCGGCGGGCGACATGCTGGCGGCAAAAGCATTGCGGGGCGCTGTGGCGAACCCAAGACACTCTGCGAGCGTCAGTACGCGCCCGCGCCGGGCCGCGAGGAAGGGAGCGACATCGGCCTCGATCGCCATGAGCGACGTCACGAGCAATACGAAGGGGAGATTGCGACGGTCGAGTTCGAGGACATCGGCTCGTCCGAGCGGTGTGCGCGGACTCGCAAGCGATGCGAAGACAGGGAATGAGCGCCCAGCGGCGATTGCATGATCGCCAACGTTGAAGATGTGGGAACCCCGCTGAAGCTCGTCCGAAGGCACGAGCTCGAGCGCTGCGGCGATGTCTGCGAAGAGCTTGCGGTGATCCAGTTCGCGGATCCGGATATCCTCTTGTGTTAGATCTAGCGCATCACAGAGGCGTCCCGGATCGCCGCAAACAGCGCGTACTAGGGCTCCCCTGTGCCGCACGACTTGGCGCGGACAGTTCTCACCGCCGGGCCAAGGGCAGTCGATCCGCTCTGCGTATCGCGACGTCTCCGGCAGATAACGCTTGGCGTTGGTCCAGCAGGACGCCAGTTCCGCACACCAATCGCGGGTGTCGCTCGCATGGCCTGGGATGCGTTCAATCGTCTTCCAGAACGCCAGCGTCATCGTCATCGCCTTCGGGATTTGGCCGGCAGAACTTCTGATCCTTGAGCCAGCGGTCGATCAGGTCACTGTCTGCGTCACGGTCATAGCGCGCGAGGCTCGGCGGCAGAATTGCGACGGTGCGCTCCTTGCCGTCGCCGTCGAACCGGAATTTGAATACGGCGCGGTCAATAGAGCCACCCGAGAGACGCCGCTTCCAATCACCTTCCCACGCGACAAAGAGATCGGTCGCCTTGCGCACTTCCTTTTCCTTGGCCTTACCTCCCCAAAAGCGCTCAATTTCAATCAGTCGAACGCTGACGATCTCAGGGACAGTGTCATTCTCCAGTGCGTCCTTTCCCTTTTCGAGGAGAGGATCGAGCGTGAACCTGTTGGATCGATCGAAGTATTTTTCATCCTTAAAGAGGGCGGTTCCGAGTGTCTTCAGGTATAGTTCTATTTCCCCCTTAGTGCCGGCGTTCACAGCGAGTTCGTCTGTTTCGCCGTCATAGATTATGACATCGTGCTTTTGAGGCCTGTAATAGGCAATGCCAGATGCACCATCGTCCTCGTGGCGTCCTTCCCGGCGCATCGGTTCTCCGTGACGAACAAGAAACCAGGTCTTTGTTCCTCGTGGAAATGCAAAAATGCGACTACCTTTCCCCCGACGCTTCTTGTCGAACCAAGAGTCCATGTTCTCCTGCATGAAGGCCGTCTGAGCAGGCGTTGGATCCGGAGCCGGGCCTTTCTTGCCGATACGCCCAGCAAAATAGATGAAGCGTGAGCGATTGAACGCAACGACTTCGGCATGTTGTCGACGAAGAAGTTCGGGATTTTGGAGCCAAATCTGGAGTGCGATGTCGGCATCCGAGGGTTCTTCACCTGCCTCGATCACAAGACCTGCCTTTGCCGCGGCATCGATCAGTTCTTCGGCCGATTCCTTGGTGGCGGTTTCGTGCACATAGTAAAGCGCATCAACCATCTCATGCGGGACTTTGTCGTCCGCCCTCATCAGGATCTGTGCGAGCCCGTCGTAGGGAAAGTCGTCCCCCGCCACTTCTGGTAGCTGCAAGCCACGATCCGAAAAGTAACCCTTCCAAGAGGAAAAGAAATTCAGGAGATGCTTTTGCGAAATGCTTTTGAGCCGGTCAGGATTCGTGAAGCTCCTAAAGTTTGTTGATGCCATCCGCGACTCGGCTCCTGATTGAATCTGGGTTTTTTGAGGCTACTGACGGACCGGTTCTCGCACAAGCATCTGTTCGTGAAAGGTTCCTTCGGTACCATCCGACAGTCCGAGACCCCCGCCGGTAGGTGAGGAGAGCATCTGGAGCTCTCCCATGAACACCATCTATCCGGCGCGCTGCGCCATCCTGCATTCCCGCACGCCAGCGCCCAATAGTGGGGTCGGCGCATGATCGATCCCGGCGAACGCGAACAAGCAGCCCTGCGGGCAGCCCTCCGTAACATGGCCGAACTGATGGCCGAGATCGGATGGACCACGCGGTTCGCCGATCTCAGCGAAGCACAGGCGCTCGCGCTCGCGACGGCCGCCGTCGATGGCTTCCAGGAGGCGATGCAAACCAGCGCGCTCCGGCCCGATCCGGAGGTGCCGTTCTGATGGACACCGCTTTCGACTTCAACCATCGGGAGAAGCCGCCCAGCTTCGCAGACACCGTCAATGCCAGCATCGACACCGCTCTCATTGCGGAACAGGCCGAACGGCCCCAGCGCGACTATCTCGGGGGCAGCCGGCTGGGCGACATCTGCCAGCGCAGGCTGCAATACGAATACCTGAAGACGCCGATGGACCCGGGCGCCGGGTTCTCGGGCAAGTCCCTGCGGATCTTCGCGCTCGGGCACGTTCTCGAGGACCTGGCCATCGCCTGGCTGCGCAAGGCAGGGTTCGACCTTCGCACGCGCAATCGCCATGGCGATCAGTTCGGCTTTTCGGTCGTGGGCGGACGTGTACAGGGCCATGCCGACGGGGTGGTCGTCGCCGCGCCGAACGGCATGGCGGTTCCTGCGCTCTGGGAGTGCAAATCGGCGAACGCCAAGAACTGGCGGGAAATCGCGAAGCATGGTGTCGGAAAGGCCAAGCCGGTCTATGCCGCGCAGATCGCGCTCTACCAGGCCTATCTCGGCCTGACCGAGGCGCCCGCACTCTTCACGGCGATCAACAAGGACACGTGCGAGATCTGGCACGAACTCGTTCCGTTCGATGCCGCACTGGCCCAGTCCGCCAGCGACAAGGCGGTGACGATCCTGCGCGCCTGTGATGCCGGTGAACTTCTTCCCCGCCACACGGCCGACCCCGATCACTTCGAATGCCGCTTCTGTGCGTGGCGGGAACGGTGCTGGGCATGACTGTCCCATCCGATACCAGCTTGCCCGACGACGTCGCGCCCGACGCTGAAATGATCGCGATCTATGCCGACGTGGTGTTCGGCTACTGCGACGGCTGGGTGCCGGTCCGTGCGCTCGCAGAGAAGGGCGCGGGCGATGGCCCGCCGCATGTGCCCTTCATCGAAGCGGACGCCACGCTACCCGCGAAACTGGCGCTTCAGGCGACATGGGCGAGCGACGCTGGCATGGCCCTGTTCGTTGCGCCCGGCACAGTCGCGGCCCCAGGCGACGCACGGGCCGAGAGCATCGTGCAGACGCAAGTGGTGCTCGTCGATCTCGACCATGGCGACATCTGTTCGAAGCGTGACCATCTCGTGCAGCATCTCGGAAGACCGACACTTGAGGTCGGGTCCGGTGGTGTCACCGCCGAGGGCCAGCGCAAGCTGCACCTCTACTGGCGTCTGACCGAGCCCGCCGAAGGCGAAGACATCGCCACGGTCTGCCGTGCCCGGCACATGATCGCCGCGAAGGTTGGTGGCGACCCTTCGTTCCGGTCCGCGCACCAGCCGATCCGCGTCGCGGGATCGATCCACGCCAAACAGGGTCTTCGGCGGCTGGTGCAGATCCTGAACCACGACCCTCGCGATCACGACCTTGGCGAGCTGCTCGAGGCGATCATCGCGATGCCGCCGCTCGAAGGCGAGAACGGGCTCGATTTCAACATGGCCGCCACCGAGCGTGGCA